ATGATTCCTGGGGTAACTCCTACACTTGTCCTAGATCTCTCAGGCAATTTGCCCAGCTCGACGCCATGCCAACCTGCCAGCAACCCGAATCGCCAGAGCATATCTAGAATCGTCTAGGAACCCAGTGGTGAAGCGTTTGGGGACCAGCCTGATAGATTCTACCTTCTCGAGTAAGCGTGCGTCCTGGGGCATCCTAGGAGCTGACCTGCTCTTGGCGGTCTTCTGGCGAAACCCGCCCTCTTCTCTTCCACCTCCGGGCATCTTTCGATCCGGTGTACCGGTCCAGAGCGTAACCGCCTACATCCGCCACTCCCCCCTTCGTTCCCCCACACCCCCTTACTACCCCTCTAGCTAATATGGGGGATAGCTTGTAGTAAGTGAATCTAGTGTTACTCGTATCTGAGTACAGATACTCGTACTAGATTCAATACTTCAGGCGGGCACGCATGGGCGTCCTATGGAAGACCCGCGCGATTGAAGGTTTTCTGCTACACGTTGTTTGGATACCAGAAAGCAAATGTTTGGGCAACCAAAATTTCTTGTTTGGAAGCATTGGATATGATATGCGTGCGCCATTATGCGTGCGTGCCCATACACACGTGACATTGATGGCTGGGCAAATTGCCCAGATCCTTCGAATCAAATCTGACTGATGCCCTGCTTAGAACGCACGTAATTTGCTATACTTCTTGATAGCGGAATGTCGTGCGTGAACTTCTTAACCCGAGGTAGATATGGAATTGTGGCGATTGATGCATCTCGACCCCGAGTCTGAACCTGGCATGGGTGGAGAAATCCACGGCGAGGAAGACTCAGACTTCCAAGTCTCCGCAGACGACCGACCCGACTTCAACGGCGGGTCAGACTCCCCGGACGTGAGCAATGTCGCAGCCGCCGCTGCTGCCCCAGCTCGCCCGGCCGATCCAAACCAGCGTGTTTCTCACTCCGCCCCCGCCCAGTCGGCCGAAGAGTGGACCTCGATCCGCGACGCCGCCAAGCAGGCTGGCTTTGACTTCGGCCATGGCGTGGATGACGACGCCGCGGCCATGAAGCTTCTGCTCCAGCGGGCCCAAGCCAGCAAACAGCAGAGCATGTACGAACAGCTCGGCCGTCAGCTCGCCCCCCGAGCCGAGGAACTTCAGCGGTTCCTCCAGGGTGGCCAGGCCGCTGCTGCCCCGCAAGCTGCTCCAACACGCAAGCCATGGGAAGCCCCCGAGTTCGACCGCCGCTGGGCGTCGCTCGTGGAACGCGATCCCAACACTGGGCTGTTCTTCGCCAAGCAGGGTACCCCGCCCGAGATCGCCCAGAAGGTCAATGCCTACGTGGAATGGAAGGACCGCTTCGACTCGAACCCAGCCTCCGTGCTGAACGAGATGGTACAGGCCCAGGCCCAAGAAATCGCCGCTAAGACCTTCGAATCTCAGTTCGCTGAGCATCAGCGGAAGTACGAGATTAGCCGCATCGTGCAGGACAACCGGAGCTGGATGTACCAGCAGGACCCTAACGGCCAGGTTGCTCGTGATTTCGATGGCCAGCCGGTTATGACTCCGCACGGTTCGCGCTATGTTTACCACGTCCAGAACCTCGTGCGTGCTGGCGTGACCGACCCATCGGCCCAGGACCGCCTCGCCAAAGAACTGGTCCGCGGCGAATGGACCACACAGTGGTATCAGAGTCAGCAGTCCCAGCAGGCAGCCGCCGAGCCGAGGCAGCGCGCTACCAGCATGGGTCAGCCAACCAACCCGGCCCAGACCAGGCCGCCGTCGACGCGCAGGGCCCGGAACATCCCCGAACCCACCACCACTGGAATGTCATTGCAGGAAGCACTGGCACGAGCTTTCAAGGAAGAGAACATCACCGAGGAAGACATCCGTCGTTCCGTCAACAACGGCGACTGATCCCAGTTCCATCCTTAGAAAGAAGTGATACATGAGCACACGCTATAAGGGCAGTATGCACGAATGGCTCGCTATGAACCCGGAAAAGGCCGCAGCCTTTAAGGCGGCCTGCGAGGAGTGGACCAAGGCTGACCAGTCGTGGTCGCGGTGGACCGCCATCAAGGAGTTCGTCGCCGGACGCATCCTGATCCCGTTCTTCGAGACAATCGGGGCCCACGGCATGGCGTACAAGCTCGGTGGATTCCACAACTCCCGCAGCAAGCCGGCCTATCTTTGCAGTAGGTGGCGTACATTCGGCAGCATCCTCGGTGCACCCGCCCGGGGAGCCCGTCTCCTAAAGAGGTGGGCGTTAGCGCTAATCAAGCTTCGCAAGCCCCGTGAGCCCTGGGAGAAGATTGTCCAGCAGGCGATCCAGGCGTACATCCGCTCCCAGGAAGTCAAGATCGTCCGCAACGCAAAGATCCTGGCCATGCTCAAAGAGCAGGCCGAGCTGGGCACCCATGTTGAAATGCCTGGGCTGGATCATGACACGGCGGAATCACTAAACAGCGACCTACAGTACTTTGGGCAGCTTGTTGTGAAGCCGTCCAAGACGCAAATTGACTACTCGGACCCCATGTACGACGAGTAACCTGAAGAGCGATCCAGCGATAAAAATTTGAATTCATGAAAATACCCGCGCACAAACGCGGGTATTTTTGTTAGATATCAGATAGACGATCGATTACATATCGATTGATGGATACACCAGCTTCGGATGGGCGTGCCGGACGAAGCAGGGACGCTTGGTCCGTTTACAACATCAAAGGGGTTCTGCATGGGCGCAGCCTGGAGCCGGATCGTCAACTCGACGATCAAAAACTACGTGCGGGATCGCGAAGTGAACATTCTTCGCAACCGCAAGTTGCTTGCCCTTCTGAAGAACAAAGACCGCATCACCTTCAACTGGAGCGGCCGTAGCCTCAACTGGCGCGTGAAGTACAAGCGGGTTCGCATGACTCCCTACGCGGACGGCGACACCCAAGAGTTCTCGCGGAAAGACCGCAACAAGACCGCCAACCTCAATTGGCGTGGCTACGCTGCTACCGACTCGATGACCAAGGGCGAGTTCTTGATGAACCGCTCGACCGAGGCCATCATCCGGCTGTACAGCGAAATCGCCACCGACCTGTCCGACGACATGGAAGAGGCTTTTGGCGAGGAAATGTACATCAATGGATACGCTCCTGGCAACAGTAAGCGCATCCATGGCATCGAGTCCTTCATGGGCGCTACCGTCCTGCAGGGCAACGGTGCTGGCACGCCGACCTCGACCTACGCCGGCTTGAGCTGCGTTCCCGGTGCCTACAACGGCCAGTGGGACAGCGGAAACCTGCCTGCTTGGCCGAATGGTAGGGGTGATGCACAGTATGATTACTGGTCCCCTATAGTCGTAGACTATGGCGACACCCTATTTAACCCAGGTACCGCAACTTCCGGCACGACCACAACCGGCACGTGGGCAGTGGGTTGCGTCGAGGCGATTTCCTTCGGCATCATTAAGAGCAAGAAGAGCAAGTCCAGCCGAGGCCACCTCGACCTGATCATGGTCGACGACGAGATGTACCGCACCTACCTCGCCCTCATGCGGACCAAGGAGCGTATCCTGGTCGAGCGGAGTGCCGAGAAGTCCCCACTGATCGCCCTCGGGTTCTCCGATGTGATCAACCAGGACGGCGTGGACATCACGACTGAGTTCGGTATCCCCAACGGCGTTGGATATGGTTTCAACGTTGATATGATGGAGCTTCGGAGCCAGCAGGCGCAGATCTTTGTTCCGGAAGGTCCTGACCAGGACATCGCCAGCAAGTCGTGGCGGTTCTCGGTCGACTTCTTCGGCAACATGACCTTCAACCCCAAGTTCCAGATCAAGTTCGCCAACCTCAGCAACGTCTCGGACGCTGTCTGATCTAACAGGGATGTGAGACCGGGGGTGGTCAGGGAAGACTTTGTAAGCCCCCGGTTTATTTGTACGGAGTTCTACCCCAAGCCATGCCCTACAAGATTTCCAAGTCTGGTTCAGGCTTCAAGGTTACTACTCCGAATCATCCACAGGGTTTTTCCAAGCATCCCCAAACAGAGAAGCAAGCCGCGATCCAGAAATGGATCATTGAGAAGCGTACAGGCGAAACAGACAGTGGCGCGAAGATAGGTATTCGTCGCGATCAAAAGACCAAGTAAGGATTTATGACCAATGGGACGTTTTGATTCTCCTCCTTTCGGTCGTGGCGAAGGCTACTACAACGACGCCACGCGAGCCCTGAAGGACCTTGTTGCGAACACCGGGAACCCGACCCAACTGGGCGGGACCAACCTGGAGGGCAAAGAGTACACCTTCGAGCCCAATTCGCAAGACTACGAGCAGGGCATTTACTCGGCCACTGCGATCGCCTCGCAGGACCCGAACGGCCGCCCGGTCCACTGCAAAGTGCTCCGGAACCGGACCAACGTCAACCTGCTGCCCGGTCGACTGATTCACTTCGACGAGTCTGGCCAGGGCAACAACGGCACCTACTACAACTCGAGCTACGCCCTCAAGAACGAGACCGGCACTGACGGCTACTGCTATCAGCTTTCGGATCGTCCCGCCGGGATCGTAGACGAGTTCCTTCCTCCCGCTGGCGTCGCCCCGAACGAGCTGTTCTGGTGTGTGATCGACGGCCCGTCCGTCTTCACCCAGGGTGCGACGACTGCCGCGACCTTCACGCAGGGACTCGCCGTTGTGCCGGCCGTGTTCGGTTCTAGCCGGACCGACACCCTGGGTGGCCGCGTCGCCCTTCAGGTCCTCACCGGTGCCACCACTCCGCTGGCCCAGAATCTCCTCAACGCGGTTGGCGTCTGCGAGACAGCCAACAGCACCGCCGGCCAGACCTTCTCCGGCGTTGTGAAGCGGTTCAGCAAGTCTTGATCAGGGACGATCAAGAGCCACGGAGGGCTGTAGATCACGGACGACGGGGAAGCCAGGTCTTCGGGCCTGGCTTTCTTTTCACTCCTATCTCCGTTTGGAGCCATCGATGAACGACCCGCGCAACACGCTCGTCCCTATTCCTCATGGCGGGGGGCTTCATAACGTCCACCGTCCCATCCATAACATCCCGGCCGTACTCGACGTCGTTGCCGTGATCAGTAATCCAGTCAGATTCAAGATCCGGTACAGCCTGTATCGGGCTTTCGAGAGGCACATGGCCAATTCCGGCGTGCGTCTCACCACGGTCGAGCTAGCCCATGGCGATCGACCCTTTGAAATCACCCACGAAGACAACCCCCGTCACGTCCAGCTCCGTACAAACAGCGAATTGTGGCACAAAGAGAACTTAGTGAACCTCGGAGTCCAGCGATTGCCGGCCGATTGGCAGTATGTCGCTTGGATTGATGCCGATGTGACCTTTTCTCGGCCGGATTGGGCCCAAGAGACCCTCCACCAGCTCCAACACCACCCCGTAGTGCAGCTTTTCAGCCAAATCATCGAGCTGGGACCCAATCACGAGCCCTATGACTCCGAAAAAGGGCTAGTTCAGCAGTCATTCGCCTCCTGCTACCGCCGCGCACTCGACTCTGGCTACCTGGAGTCGGCCGTTTGGCCGTGCTACGGTGCCCGGAAGCAGGCCCCGGCGTCCCCCGATACCGCCCAGCCAGCCCCTCACAGCGTGTACTCGCTCTCTCCGCTGGCCGCCGCGGCCGGCAAGACCCCGCCGACCACAACGGAGTACTGGCACACCGGCTACGCGTGGGCCATGACCCGCGAGGCGTTCGAGGGCGTGGGCGGCCTGATCGAAAAGGCCATCCTGGGAGCCGCCGATCACCACATGGCGTGGGCCATGATCGGGTATGGCCTTCCTAGTGTCCACGGCAACGCTACAGCGGCCTACCATGACATGGTGATGCACTGGCAGTCCCTCGCCGACGAGCACGTGCGGGGCAACGTGGGCTGCGTGGACGGCCTTATCATCCACCACTTCCATGGGCCGAAGGCATGCCGGAGGTATGTGGGGAGATGGGACGTCATCGTCAACAACCACTACGATCCAAACGTGGATCTAAAGAAGGATTGGCAGGGTCTTGTAGCGCTGACTGGCCGCAACCCCGGGCTGCGTGACGGGATCATGGCCTACTTCCGCGGGCGAGACGAAGACAGTACCTCGATCAAATAAGGAGTGCATCGTGTCCACACTGAAGGCGCATTTCATCCCAAGCCTCGGACATTACGTCCACCTCCACCATCGAGACTCTATGCGTGGGGTAAGGCCCGAGGGGGTGCTTGAGCTGAATGGCTGCATGGCCCTGGCAAGCGTCCTACCTATTGACTGGACCAAGGACAACACCCTGTCGTTCCCGATCGACGGCAACGACCAGTACGGTGACTGCATGTACGCCGCAGCCTGTCACGCCGATAATACCTGGACCGGCAACGTGGGGGTTGAGTCGGTGTTTGACACCAACACCATCATCTCCGACTACGAGAATCTGTCCGGTGGTGATAATGGGCTGGACGACCAGGAGCTGATCCCTGCCTGGCAGAATGGCATTGCGTCGACGCCCGCTGCAACCATAATCAACGCAGCGGACTTTGATCCAACGACCGTCGCTCTCTCCCAGACCGTAATCCAGACTTTTGGCGGCATGTTCTTTGAACTGTCAGTGCCGACCATGTGGATCAACGACTTCGCCACTGGCTGTCTATGGGATGTCCCGTGTACGCCCAATCCAGAAAACGGCCACGGAGTGTGGATCAACGGAGTGGACGCCAACGGAAACTACAAGGTTCAGACTTGGGGCTCCTACTGCTGGATGACCCCGGCCGGCCTAGCCGCGGTTGACCCCGAGGCATTCGCGGCTCTGTCAACGCGCTGGTTCAACTCCGCCGGGGTCTCCCCTAACGGAATGACCTACGACCAGGTCGCTCAAGTGTGGTCGACCATGGGAGGCCCCATCCTTCCGCCATCTCCATTCCCGGCCCCAACGCCCACGCCGACGCCTACTCCAGTGCCTCCGCCAACACCAGTTCCTGTTCCGCCTCCTCCAACCCCAACACCCGTACCTACGCCGACTCCAGTGCCGGCCGGCCCATCCTACTTCCAGTATCACACTGGATTCAGGCTGGTGTCCGTGTGGATTGTTGGAACTTCGACGCCCCCGGGAGTCAACAGTGCTCCGACCGTAGTGCAGCTTGGCCCGCTCAATCTGAATGTGGCAAGCTCTCTCAGCCTGTGATCCATTTTTCGAAAGGTGATCCAATGCCTAACAAAGTGACCATCAATCTGCCGGCCCTGCTGGCCGCCCTTGTTGCCGCTGCCCCTTACCTGCTGGCAGTGCTCGAGGCGTTTGAGTCCACCCCGTCCCCGGCCCCCACGCCGGCACCCACAAGCTGAACCTTGACTCAAGAAATCTGATCAAATGAGAGGAGCCGGGCAAATTGCCCGGCTCTTTTTTGTTGCATATAGAGTTGCGATTCAGGAGTGATTAATGCTGAATTGCAACTGGCCGGCCGGAGACCCTAAGAATGTCGAACTTGCGAAAGTCAATTCAAGTTGCGAAGACGAGATGTAAATCCCGTAGCCAGGGGCGAGAATGAGATTGGTGTAGGAGTCGCCGCTGTAGTGCCCTGTGGTGTACTGTGCCGTGCAGCTTACTAGAGAACCATTAGAGACAACTCCCTGGACATTCAGGTTTCCTTGATATCCATTGAGAGTAACTGTATAGTTAACACTGAAGGAATACGTTGTGCCATCATCAACAACAAAGGACCCACCGCTAATCGACCCTTGGGCCTTAGTAGTTCCATTTAGCACGGTCTCAAAAGATCCACCTGTAATGGATGGCGAAGTTGCCTGGTAGGCACCAATATCATATGGGCCAACTGACGGCCGAGCAACACCAAGAAAATCAGTGGTTGGCATATCAGTGCTGGTGCCGACGCCAATACACGAAGTGCCGGCGGAAAGCTGATAATTGCCAGTGCCATCTGATTTATAGTTCACGAACATTGGATTGCCGGTAACTGTTCCTGACACAGTACCGTATGGTGCAACGATATCACCATATGAATCCGCAATGGTGCCATCAGTGTTGCCGTAGACACAATTGTTGAGATACTGGTTGTGGGAACCAAAGACTCCCCCGTCGCCAGGATCTGTGTCTTCGTATATGCCATTCCCACCGTTGTTGGCACAGATGTTATTTGCTATAACATCGTAATCTTCTGGGCCGACGTTGTCGCCGCCAATCCAGATGCCGCCGTTGCCGTTGCCGAGACAGGTATTGTCAACGATGGTTTCGTTGGTGGAGTAGTAACCATCGGTGATGCCGATGGACATATTGCCAACGCAGACATTGTTGCTGATCACGTCATAAGGCAGCTCTGCATAGATGCCGTGCCAGAGATTTCCACCCCCTGGCGTGCCGATTCTCGTGCAGTAATTGCCAGAGATGAGGTTGTGACCAGCAACTGGGGTTTCCGTGTATTCGGCAATTCCGCCCAAACCACCTGAGGTTAGGTTGTTTGGAAGGGCGATGTCATGAACGTAATTGTTTATGAACTGGCAATGCGAACCGCCCATATCCAAAATGCCACACCATACATCTTCGTTGGCGCCATTGCCACTGATGTCGAATCCGTTGATGATGTTGTAATCACCAGAATTCGTCCAGACATCCTGCTGATTGTCGTTGTCATTCCCGGGGTTGTACAGTTGTGCTCCCCATTTGGTTTGCGACTCAAAAGTGATTGGCGCTGCGGCGGTGCCAGATGTTGTTGTGCTTATGCCGGTGTACGACACCGTGTACTTGCCCGGTTCAACGATGACGGTGTCGCCAGGCTTCACAGTATTGGCGGCCTGCTGAATAGTAGCCCATGGCGCCTGGGACGTGCCACCGTTTGAGTCTTTGCCGGTAGTTGCAACGTAGTACGTGCTCATCAACAGCTTGCCCTCAAGGGCTTCGAGAATTGGCCTCCGAGCACGCGGCTTGCGTCGTACATCCTGAAACAAAGTGCGAATTCGATCAACGATGGTCATGTAAAACTCCTTCGTGTTAGTGACTAGAGTTGCGGGCAACGTTAGATGCAATCTGTCCGTAAAAGAACTCCCATCCCTTCATGTTACCGGAGGTGGTATCTGCCGGCGGGGGTCCGCCGAACGCCTTGGCCCCGTCTTGGGTGATGTCGGGGTCTCGCGCCGCGATGCACGCCTTGCACGGCGCGACCTGCCCTTGGTGCTTCCGGCACCCATGCAGCCAGCTCCAGTGGGGAGCGTCAAATCCAGGCATTGATCACCCCCGGTCTTTCAGGTAACGATCGGGCCCCAGGTCAATGAGAGAGAACGACGTGAGTGACTGGTCGAGATTGCGTATGAGTTGACTGACGCGGTGAGCACGGACGCATGCCCGAGCGAAGGCGCGGCCGAAGTTCGGTGGGATGACCACAATTTTTTCGCTCGTGGTGGTCACGACTGGCATGTGCAGTTCAGGCATAGACTTTTGCATTACACACTCCTCTCGTTGTTGCGAATAGGATTAGATATAGAGAAGCCAGCTCCGCGCAGCACGCCCATGGCGAACTCCTTACGGAGAACCTTGAGCGTGAATGGCTTGGGCTTTGGTACAAACTTCGGCTTAATGTGCGCTGCCCAGCAGTCCCAGGCCACTAACTGTGGCATGCCTTGCATCGAGGCGTTCCTGGTCTGGAAGATATCCTCGGTGCTAGCCTTCCTGGTGTTGAACGGGCGGTCTTCCCACTCGTAGTCGAACCAAGGAGGAGTCAGGTGATCGAACACGCGGGCGTCATAGAGTATCAGTCCCGTCGGCAGGGCAGCTACCTCTTCGATGCCGCGGCGGTCAGCCGCGCAGTCACGGTCCATCGGGGCTAGCCAGGTGTTTAGGTTCTGCGAGTCACTCTCGTTGCTGTGCCACTGCATGATGTAGCACTCCTCGCGGGGAGGGGGGCCACAGTATGGAGCAGCGATTGTAATCGGCGGGTGAGCCCGGAACAGTTGGTAGGGGGTTAAGGCGGATTCGCCAAGACTAGGATCAGTGGCGATCTCCTCGCGAAGACGACACTGCATGGCGAACTCCCACGCAGTCGGCCAGAACTCTGGGTGGCCCGGTTCGCAGTCAGGCTGCATATCAGAGTCAATCATCAAGATGTAGTCAATCCCACGCTCTTTCGCTTCCTTGACACACAGGTTTCTAACCATCGTGATAGGCGTGTCAGACTTGTACCAGCTATCGATGTCCGAGATCCGGTCGTCCTGAACCAGATAGGGCATCAAGTTTATGACGTACTGAGCACTGGCTGGATGCTCTTGGTTATTTCCCGGAAACCTCGCAACCATCAATTTGAACTTTCCCACTTACTCTCTCCCTTATAGGTCGGTTCCACTGTGTGGCCAGCCGCGGTGGCACTCGGCGATTTTTCGCCCCTTCGACTCGTCGACAGTGTCGAGGGCGTCGTAGATGCCTGCGCACTCTACCTCACTATCGTCTAGCTTCTCGAACTCCATCGCCTTGCGCCAGATCACAGGAAACAGGTACTCTTCCTTGGTGGCTTGGGCGCGGTTCAGGCACACCTCGATCGGGGTGTTGAACACCTTCCAGACCGTCTCCCACAGCGCCGACTTCCACATGACACGCTGTGCCAGAGTGTTGTTGCATTCGTCGACTACAACGAGAGTGTGGCCGGCCAGGAACAACGAGTGGATCATCTGTTGAGCAAACGACCACACCTTCTCCTCGTCGAGTAACTGGTCGATTCTACCCGTCACAGCCATCCTGACGGCGTCGAGACTCACGACTGGCAATCCATGACGGGTGGCACACTGATACGCCCATGTACTCTTCCCAGACCTTGGCAGGCCAACCGTGCCGACCAAGGTCCACTTCCCAGTAAACACACTCATCCAGATCGCCTTTCTCAAGGAGCAACGTAGATCACGCCGTCGACACCCATGAAGCACTTCGACTCAGGATACGATTGCGCGATGATGGTGAGCTGCGCGGACACTGCATCAGACCACACGGACGCGAAGTAATTCGACCCGAAGTGGTTTCTGGTGTACCAGAAGTAGGCACCCGCGTTGTCCAGGTTTACGCCCTGGTTGAGCAGCGTTGATGTTGCTGCCAGAAACCCCGTGCAGTCCGTCTGCATCCTCGCGAGGTCACTGGGGTTGACGTCCTGGACGCCGAAGGTCGTGAAGAACGACTGGCAGTCGGCGTTCATGATGTTGTTCAGCGCCGCAGTGCAGTAGGAGTTGAAGAACAGCACGGGATTCACGGTAGGCACTCAGATAACCTTTTTTGTTGGAATCCATGGCAAAACCAAATCAGACATAAAGTCCTGGTGAACGAACAGGGTCTTTGTGGTCACGTTGTACATTGGTCGCATGCACAGCAGGACGCCACCAAGTGGCTTCGGGGAGTTGGTCCGGGAGGTAGCGTAGCTGTAGTCCAGGGCGGTCTCGTCGGTTAGCTCTTGGTAGTTCGAGTAGTACGCTGAGGTCTGCAGACAGAGCTGCCGGCGCTCCACATACCGACCGGCCGAGTTGACATCGGCGATCTGGTCGACCGACGCGAACATGTTGTGACGGTGACCGATGGTCACGCAGTCGAAGCTGAAATTGCGACCCTTCCGGTTGAAGTCAATCGTGCCCTTCGTCACCGGCGAGTCGCCCCCCGAGCCGTGCATGTACAAAAGCTTGTGCACCGCTTGCTGGCGATAGCCATCAACACGGAACACACTCTGAATATAGCCAGTGAACGACCCATGACCAACCTTGCAATCCTTCTCGGTGTTCAAAGAAGCGAGCAGGTGTCGGACTGGGTCGAAGTTGCCGTGCTTGATCCACGACTCCTCGTGGTTACCGATGCCGATGACGTCGATCTGAGAGCGGTACGGCCACAGGATCTCTTTGGCCATGTCGACCACCGCGGTGGCCAGGTCCTTCTTGCGGGCGATGTCAGGGTGCAGTGTGCCGAGGTCGAACCGTGGGTCCTTCGCGGTGACTGCGTCGAAGACGTCACCGTTGATCAACACTCGGGCTCCAGCCCTCTTGGCTTTCTCTAGGTCGGCTACAATGGCGTTGTGGTCCACGTGAGGGCTGCCGATATGCAAGTCGGACATCAGGAATCGGAAGAATGGTTGTCCAAGTTCGGCCCTCTCGAAAACTTTAGTGACAAGCACAGCGTAGCTCCAGGTGGATTGGCGTCAAAATGTGATTTCGTCTTGATCCCAATGGAAAGAAAAAGGGCCACACACAGACACTCCATGTCTATATGTGGCCAATTTCTACTGATTACGCCGAAAATTCCACAACGGTTTGAATGAAGTGGGGCTTGAGGCTAGGCTTTACGTTCGGGATCGTAATCGTGAACTGTCCCTTTTCATCGGCCTCGCCGATGCGGGCGGACGAAGACGGGTGCCCGGAGGTGAAGAACCACTCGGGCTTCCGGTCTGGCTGATCCGGAACCTTGGGCCCGAAGTCCTCATGGCAAGCAAAGGCGTACACCACAATCGGCATGGCGTCTTCTGGGTGAACCGGCGGGAGCAGCGCGAGATGCACGTGCCCGCCAGGCGAAGTCGGCGTGTCCTGGAACGTCAGTTGACGCCGGCCGGGTCCAGCCACTGGAGACGGCGATGTCACGTCTACCGGCATGGGCTCCATGTGATTGTCAAACGAGGGACCAAGAACAAGGACGGTTTTCCGAGACATATCAGCTCCTGTTGCGTCGGGCATTGGCTTCCCTTCTTAAGAGGCACTCTTCGATGTCGCAGGGTTCGTAGTGGAGGACTGAGCTGCTGAGGCAGCGGGAGGGGGGCTTGCCGGGGTCGCCGCCGGTGCTACCCCCGCAGGGGCGGCTGCGGAGAAAGGGCCGGTGAACTTGGTGGTCAAGTTCGATACGGCTTCCTGGGCAAATTGCCTGGCTAGCACCCTCTCAGATTCGGCTTTCACCGCGAGGGCGAACGCCTGACCCAAGGCTTCCAGATCACTGGTCACCGGGGAGGCGGCGGGGGACGACGGGGCGGCGGTCGGATTCCCGCCGAAATGAGGGAGGTGGAGGTAGCCCTTGTGAGCCAAGACGGCGATTACCGCGCCGGCAAGGCCCAGCCAGGCATAAGGGTTGCCCGACATTACTGACTCGCTTTCTTGGGTAGGAATAGCAGAACTGCTGCGCTGCCAAGGAGAAGTGCGACGAGCTGTGGGTCCATTGACAACCAGGGCAATCCAAGATTTCCACCCCCGTTCGCTGGCCCTGGATCGTCCTGCGGTCGGTAGTTAGGGTCAGCCTTGCGGATCGCTGACGCAAGCCCTTCTGCGCCCATGGAGTAATCGTTCGATCGGTAGATCACCCGGCCGCCCCTGGGGTCTTGGAAGCCCTTGGCTTGCTGCACAAGGATCGTGGGCTTGCCATCGGCATGAAACCCAAGGGATGGGTGAACGGCCCAGTCACCATTCTTGTACTGCTGCACCAAAAGACGATCACGCATCATCGAAAACTCAGGTGAATTCTCGATGTCGTCAACAACCTTCTTGGTGTCCGCGGGGTCGCCAATGACCGTGACGTGCAGCCGGTTGCTGTTCTCTCGCGTGTCGTGGATTCCCTCTACGAACCGCTTGGCGTCGCCACTCTTGGCCTCGTAGTGAGGTGATTTTCCGAGGTGGCTAGGGTCAACTCCGGTCGTGATCCATGAGTCATCCACTGCATGCTTGGATGTATTTGGATTGACAAGGGGATATGCGTTGTCGGGAGCCGGAGCGTCCTGACCTCTTGACTTCCTTTTGTCCTCGGCAGCCTTTTTGGCAGCGAGGTTTTCGGGGATCGGCCACCACTCTACCTGACCGTCTGGGTACTTCCGCCCCCATACGGTGTAGCAGACCCCGTGATCGCAGATCGGCCACCAGCCTCGCTGGAAGTCGTTTCCTGCGGCCTGGCCAACAATGGCCAATGAGAGGATCAAACCCAGCATCACGTGCATCCTTTCCGTCAATTATGCGGGATAGGGGGAGGGGGTGGGGAGAGGATCACGTACGCCCAGCCTTGGCCAGATGGGTGCACCCACCGCTTTAGAAATTCATCCCTGGACATCCATTCGTATGTTCCAGGAAAGTTGTTGTCGAGAATAGCGGCTCTCTTGGCGTCGATGTGAACCAAGAGGACCATGTGGTAGATTGTCTTCATGTCGTACCGCTCGCCATAGCCGTACGTTACGCACGCTGGACGCTCCTCCGAGCAAGCCTTATCCAGGATCGCCGGGTCGGTTCCCTCGTACTGCACGTACTTCAGGTGGGGCGCAAACTTCTTGAAGACCTCGTCAACTTTCTCTGGCCAGCCGCCTCCCTCGTTGATCTGGTGGATAACGTCGGACAGTTCCCGAATGTTATGCCAACGCGCTGCCATCGTCATGCTTGCAAACACACAGAGCCCCTTGCCGTCGGCTGGGGCTCCGATGTTCTTTACGTGTTGATCAGTAGGAAGATCCACTTCTATCTCAGTGCCTTCGTGCACTGGGCCGTTCGCGATCGCCCGGTCTCCCATCGGTGTGACATCCATGATGACGATTGGCGCGGGAGATGGCAGGGTCTCGCGCATGGAGATCGCGATAATGCCAGCAGCAAAAACAACGAAAATCAATTTAAATGTTGTCGATGACACTTCCGGTACCCCTTATGAGTCGTCTTTTGATAGATGGCACAAGAAGCAGGGCGACCAGGATGCCGCCAACAAAACCATCGTAGACGCCTCGATAGTAGGCCAGCTCGAAGGCTTGCTTGATCAACATTTTGACGCCAGGGACCAGATGCGCAGCGATTGGTAGATCAATTTCCGGCATTGGTGGCGGACTAAACAGAATGTTGATCAAGTGCCCCATTCGTTGTCTCTCCTACTGATATGTAACAAACTTATAGCGTTTGCTTGTGGTCCAAAACCGCTAACTTCAAATACTGGTCCACAATCCGTCGAGGCTCCGAGCATCCGTTTTCAGGAAGTCCCAAGAAATACCCCAAATCCCACATGGGGTAGCCAAGTCCTTCGGCTAGGTCAGTCTCAATAGTGGCTCCACTCGACTGTTGCCACCCAGGCAGCCGGATGACTCCAGTACACTCAAGCAGAATGCGCACGTCGCGTTTCAGGTAGTCCGCCCAGCACGCATCCTCAATCTTGCCCATCTCAGCAGGGTTCACAATGTAGAACCCCCGCATCCGCAAGACCTGCGCCACGTAGTTGAACGCAGCAAAGTTGTCGTCGATGTAGCCAGTCATGGGGCCGGACAGGTAGATCGGGCCCACATGACGCTTCGCTTGGCATGTCGCGTAGATCACTTGAAGTGCTTCTCCAGGCAGTTCAGAACTTCGGCGGCGTAGTATTGCACGGTGATACTGTCGTCGGTGGTGGCGATGATGCGGCCTAGCGGGCTGCCGTCAATCCCCTTCGCGAAGAATTTCCATCCAGTCAATGTCCCTGGCCCAGTCTCGACAAGCTCCAGTCTCGCATTCGCCCCGTTCTCCTGGATCGAGTGCTGACACTCCAGCTTGATCCTCTGCATTCGGTCGTGTGCCACATACAATTGGTAAGGACTCATAGCGCTTCCTCATCTCTTCTAGGGCTGTAATCACTGCTCCGATGTGTTCCCGCCGTTCGGGATTCTTCTTCACCTCTGGGGTCCGGTCTGCCAGGATTCTCTTGATCTCAGGGAGATCCTTGAGAGACCATGCACCGGAGGCGGCGAAATCCCCACGCTTACGGGCCGCGGAAAGCGCCGGCTCGTTCTTGGCCATTAGGTCCAAGGCTTCACTGGACAGCTTTGCCCCGGGACCCAACAGATGAGCCGCGCTCAGCTCGGGATCAAGGATGGACGACTGCACCGCGGCGAGGGCCCCCCAAGCGGAATGCTCCAGATGTGGTTCTGAGCGGTCTCCTAGCAGGTAGAGCGTGATGTGCCGGATGGTGTGGTTTAGGAGGTCGGGAACTGTGAAGCCGCGCATGTAATTGAGTCTGCCGTACTTCTCTGCACCCTCGGCTGCGGTCCTGGCAACCCCGATCAGGCCGACCAGGGGGAGCGATGTGAAGTCCAGGCTGTTGGCGTCGGACGACCGGACGGCCCCGGTGGGTTGAACAGTAGTCTCTTCGCCGGAGTTACTCATTGTCGCTGTCCTCCTCGTTGAGACCCATAATCTCGTGGATCTCGTTGTCGGTGCACCCGAAGGATGCCAGCTCGGCGGCCCAGTCCACTCGGGCGACCGTCTCGGCTTCGTGGTACTCCTGTTGGGCCAGCTCTTCTGGCGTCCAGAAGTACTCGATGCTGTCAAATCCGTACTCGTCATGCGTGAAAATCACTGGGAACCTCCAGTTAGAAACTTCCTCATCTTGGCCATGCCGCGGGCTTTGATCTTGCGGATCTCCACCTCTTCGTAGCCCAGCTCGATCCCGAGCAAGTGCTCATTAACCTGGGTCTGGCCCCACAGCCCAAACAGGCGACCAATCACCCTCGCCTCGAGCGGCGCTAGCTGCTTGATCGCCCTCTTGATGGCCTCCCTGTTCGATTCGGACGCCTCGTGTGCTTCGAGTGCGTCCGGATCTGGATAAACAATGGGCTCGGTTGTCCCGTTATAGACGTTCTCATGACCATCGATATCGAGGGTAGCAGCGCCACGAGAAGCACGACGTATATCATTGGCGGTTTTTCGCTTGCGACCAGTGTTGACACCACTTCCCTCCTCGGCGTCGTCCTTCTTCATCCGGGCTGATGAGTTGCGCGGTGGATGAACCACCTTGGTGCGGTCCCGAATCGCGTACAGGGTGTGATTCACCATAGTCATGGCGTAGGTGATGTACTTGCCACGCTCTGGGTCCCATTCGCTGTCACGTTCCAGAAGCACCATCGCCAGTTCAGACAGGGTGTCCTCGAAGTCGAACGCGGCCTGCTCAGATACTGTCAGTGTCTTCTGAAACGCCACAACCCTGGATGCCAGCGCAGGCCACACCGACTGAAGACGGACGTTGGGCGTAGACTGGATCAACTCCTCCTGTGTCATGGCTACCTGGCGTTCGCCGAAGCAATACGCCAGGGGGAAGTTCTTGCGAATGCTCACTTCGCCCCTCTCTGTCGCCGGATGGTGGCGACATCAATATCCAACTGAGTGACGAAGTCATCTGACTTCGCGGCAATCCACTCAACGATCAGGGCTCGGACGTCAGTGGAGTGCAGAAGCCACCACCTTCCATGCCGGCCCTTCTCCATCAGGCACACTACCGGCGTCTTGCTTTCCTTCTTGGCCTTTGCCGCGGCATCCCGCCACACGGTCACTGGCCCATGACTCGGGCGCAGCTTGCACTCAATGAAGACCCGGGGGTGGACAGAGTCGCTTCGGGTCTGGTCGGACCGACCCATCGATCCACTGCTAGGCTGCCGCTTGGCGCCGAACTCCGAGGCGGCGTCCCGCTCGCGCTGCTTCCACGTGTTGCGTGCCGTGCTCATCTGGTGTAGACCTCCGGTGACTTAAGCAGTCCTGTGCAGAGCCAGTGAATGAGGCTGCTGATCTGGTAATCCAGTGTGCTTAGGCATTCCTGTACCACGGTTCCACTGACGCTTGTGGCGTCGTCTTCGAATGTCCGCAGGTACTTGACTGTCCCTTCGCACAAAAATGTCAGGCACAGCGACCGGCCGCAGTATTCCCAATACCAGTCGACAGTGCCGTCTTGGTTGAGTTCAATCACCGGAACGCCGAGACGATGCAGCAGTCGGTCGTCGGCAACGCATAGCACTGGGACTATCCACTGCAACAGGGTGAATACATCCGGTCGGATGGGTAGTCCACCCGCCCGATTCCAATCGTACGTCCATGACTCCAGATTGAATATCTCCTCCCTGATCTTCGCGCGGGTGCTGCTGTCCCTTGTCATTCGGTGATCACTCCAATCACGGCCTTGAGGTCGGCCCTTGTTGGATAACGTCCAACCAGCTTCTCGATGTTGACTTCCATCGCCTCGCGCACCGAGGAGCCTACCAGTACCAAGATCATGTTCGCGTGAGACAAGATGCGGAACACGCCGGCCACGTTGTTGGTCACGTTGTACTTCTTGTTGTTGCGATACCGAAGCTTCTTGAACTGGTTGCACAAGAGGCCGGCTTCCATCATCATTGTGTAGGCGACCCGTACTGCCTCGCCAAAGCAGAAGTCCAGCGCCTCCCGCGAGCGAGCCTCGGCGAGATGGCCAGAGATGTGCGAGTACAGGCTGGCGACACTCGCTGGCACAGGGCTAAGCGGGTCGACCTCGATGATCTCCACGCCGTCACTGTCTTGGTTGCCCTCGTTCCATCCAGGGTACAGAAGTCCCAGGACCCAGTCGGCACAGAACAGGATGTCGCCACACTCGTCGATCAGGCAGTCGCGCTCTCCATTCAACATGGAGATCTTGCCGTGCTTCTCGAATATCTGGGACATCTCTGCAACTTCGCCTACCAGCTCGTGGATGGCTTCGTTGAGAAAGTCCATGGCTTCATGGCTAGGCTTGGGGTGGTCGCCGAAGTCCACTGGCCCGGGGAAAGGGCGGCACATGGACTTGCGGAATGCTGAGTACTCTTTCCAGGTGATCGGTCTTTCTGCAAATGACACTGGTGTAGCGCCCCCAATTTCAATCTTGTCTTCCATTGACTTCCGGATTGCTTCCCATTCGGACTCGTTGCTCACAGTTTGTCCCTCAAGGAGTACCGTGTGACCTTCTTGTTCCGCTCGCGAAGCTTTGTAAAGGTTATTGACTTGCCTAATGCACACAATATATCGTTCACGAGCACCAGGGACCAACCAGTTGCTTCGTGAATTTCAAACATTGTTAGGCCCCCCTTTGGTGCATCGGCAAGAATTTTGACAAGCTGTTCACAGTCATCCGCGAGGCTCAAGTGCTTCTCCTAAAAAACAGTTGTGACACTAATATTTACCACACCTTACCCACTTCGTAAGTCTTTTTCAGGCGTACTCTTATGCGTGGATGGTTCGCTTGCCACCAAGTCATAAGCATGGCCGCCGGGTAAAGGATCGAGTCAACAGGCTTGATCAGCCCCTCGGCTGCAAGTTTGTTCAGGACCGGCTCAACCTCCGAGAAGGTCCGGTCAACGGTCGTCGCTACGGTCAGAGTGGACATGGTGGACCGTGACTGAAACGCCCACAGAATATCTGTTTCAAGTCCCTTCATTCGAACATCTCCATTTGGCGATTGCGCGAGAGCTGGGTGATTGCCTCCGATGCATCCTTGCCCTTGAGTGCCCTGGCGATGTCTGGCGGCACTCCCTTGGCCATCATGGTCTGTACCTGACCGGGGGTGGCCAAGCCCATCTGGGAGCGTTTCTCCAGCTTGGAGATCATCTTGGACGCCCCCCACTTGGACAGTCCCTCCGGCGTCCGCACGCCCATCATGTGCAGCCTGTATAGCTGCGCTTCACTGGCGGGGTTGGGACGGAACTTGCTCGAGTCGAAATCGTGCTTCTTCTTGAGACCGAGGTCCAGGATCTTGTTGATGCCTGTGGGTGTCAGCTCGTATGCGGCGTACTCCGGTTCCTTACCTGTAAGCCGGACGCAGAACTTTCGACGCGTTGAGCAGATCCTCTCTGCCTCTTCGATGATGTCCTGGGGGTCGAAGTCTGTGGCCCGTTCCTGGGCAATTTGCCTGGCGGTAGCCATTACGTCCGGGTCTATACTTCCGTCGTCGAACAGGTCGACCGAAGAACATAGATCCTTGACGTCTTCATCTGTCTGCCAATCAAGATCCACGATCAGCAGGTCGTACTTGCCGGTTGCAAACGACTGGCGTGTGCCGCGGCCGGCCATCTGGATGTAGGCTGTGTTCTGCAGAGTTGGCCTCGCGATCCCAACCGCCTCCACCCTCGGGCTGTCCCAACCTTCCTTAAGCAGATCGCAACAGACGATGCACTGAAATCCACCTGCGTCGAACTCCTCACAGATCGCAGTGGACACCACACGATTCATTCCCCACTCGCCACCCGACCCAGCAACGTACTTCGAAGGTACGCCGAGGGCTGTCAGGGTCTCGGCGAGGAACGCAGCGGAGCCGACGTCGGGGGTGAAGCACACCGCGGGGCGAGAGCCGAACTCGGCTGCGAAGACCCTGGCGATCTGCTCTATCTTGGGGCCGATCCGCTCCTCAAGCTCGCCTAGGTTGAAGTCGCCTCCAGTTGTCCTGATGCCACGGAGGTCGATCTTCAGTGGGCAGATCCTCACCGTGACAGGGCAGAGCACCCTGTCGGAGATGGCCTGCGTGAGCCCGTAGGTGAACGCGGTGGTCGAGAACAGCGCACCGAGGTTGCGGCCGTCCCCCCGAGAGGGGGTTGCTGTGATTCCAACTCGCTTTGCACAGGAGAAGTGATTGAGGGTCTTGATGTAGGTGTCGGCCAGGGCGTGGTGTGCCTCGTCGACGAAAGCCACATGGAAGAAGTCTGGAGCCCATCTCAGCAGGCGGTCTGCCTGCAAGCTCTGAACACTTCCAACCACCACGTTGGGAGGACCAAACATCGCCGTGTACTCCAGCGCGTCATCCCTGCCCATCTCGATGGCCGTCTCAAACCCGAAAGACTGAAACACCTTGTAGGCTTGCTTGACCAAGAAGCCTCGGTGCGCCAGGAACAGCGCCCGCTGGCCACGCTCCACGAAATCGCCGATCACTAGCCCCGAGGTTATCGTCTTGCCGGTCCCTGTCGCCATGTGTATCAGGGTTGAGTCGTTTTCCTTGAGAGCCTCAAGGGTTGCGTCTTTTGCAGACTGCTGATACCACCGCGGGGTGATCGTGCTCATGACTCCTCTTGTTCCTCCCAGCTTTCCATATAGTAGATCAGGGGCCTGCCGTTGCGACGCTGGGTACACTCCGCGCCCAGCTCGCGCCAGTCAATGGCCGGTGCCTCCTCGTCTTCGTCTACCTCCGGGAGATCAAACACATCCCAGTCCCTGTTCTCGGGAAGCATGTGCTTCGGGATATCTTTTCGCTTTCTCTTGCGTGGCATCAGATTCCATTCCTTTCAAAGATAGTTTTCAGCACGAAGCCCGAAGCCCGCGCCGAAACATGATGGGCACTCCTCTTCGGTGCCGTGGTTAACACACTGTCCAGCGCAGGTGTTGCAGATGTACCAGTCACGTGGATGGCTAAGAGAAATCATCTTGTTCGTCGCATGCCACATTGGGTTCTGGTGCTGTCCCGCGGCCTTCTGTTCAGCCAGTATCTTCTTGACCGATGACCGGAACTTGGCGCGAGCCGTGGCGATCTGCCGATACAGGATGGCGGCCTGACGGTACTTGTTCTGGTGCTGAATCAGAGCAGCCTTTTCGCTGCAGTGGGTATGGAACCAGTCATCGTCCGAGATCTCGGGCTCAGTCTCGGCGACTGCCACGCGGACCTCTTCCTTGACTTCCTTACTGGTGGCCGAGAGGTCAGGTTTCATGCCGTTGACCGACTTGTACGACTCCTCAAACCCAAGGCCGGACGCGATCAACGTCACGAAGTCACGCCGCTTGCCGGCTTCCTTCTCCATGGCAATCAGCTCGATCTGCTGCACTGTGAGGGCTTGTGCCTCAAACACCTCAATATCGTCAGGCGAAAAGACCTTGGCAATCTTGACCTGTCGCTTGGTGGTTCGCAGGGACTCGCCAGTGATTGAGCCGACAGCAGCAGCAAAGGCGTTGCTGACCAAGGCCGGGGCCTGGGAGGCGTGCTCGATCATCTTGACCGTGGCGCTGCCCTTCTTGACGCTGACGCCAAGGCCATCAACCACGTGCATGTCCTCGATCGCCTTGGCCTGCCCCTCGGGCGTGGCAGCGAAGTCGGCGTCGTGGCGGGAGGCGTAGTGGGCGTGCCAGATCTGAATGGCCTTGATCTTCTGGGTCTTGCTGGCGTCGTGCCGCCAGAGGTTCTCCGAGATGCTCGCAATCTCTGCCTCGGCGTCGTTCATGTCCACAACGTGGCATGCGATGATCTCTTCTCCGTTGATCGTCTTGACGGCGTACAGCCGGTGCCGGCCGGCGATGAGCTGATACCGGTCCTTGTTCGTGGGATGGACCCGGACTGTGATCGGGTTGATCAGCCCTTCGTTCTTGATGGACACGGCCAAGTTGGCCGCGAACGCCCGACTGAAGGTACTGGTGCCCTTGCTACCCGGCGTGACGTCGATCAACCTGCAAAGCACGAAGCGAGTTTCCAATGTACACATCCCCAAAAGTTGCTGTCTATCTACTTCATAGATACCACGAAATGCTCTCCACACCAGTCGAGTGCTTCGAGCCAAGAATTGAAAACTCCAAGGGCCACGCCAATGTCAAGCAAGCTCATGGTGACCCCCGTGGAGTGGTCGTTAAGGACACCGCTCTCAACATGGAAGGACCCACTCGGAGTCCGTGAGCGGCCCCTCAACTCCCGACCCGGAACGAAGACTGGCAACCACCCAGTCGATGTCTCCAGGGTCACAAAATCCAGGCCCCAGCTCTTGACCAGGCTCACCTTGTCGGGAATACTTCTTAGCACCGAGTTTCGTTCGTACTTGATTGATCGCCCAGCAGATGCGATCACAGATGCCGTGCCAACGCTGGCGGTCACCGGTTCTTTCGAACTCAAGGTAGATAGCCGGGGGGATTCCAATAGCCACGTCGGCGCTACCTCTGGTAGCTCCACTCTCTCCGGGGAATCTAGTCCCACGTATTCGTAGTGTTTTCCACTGCGGGGATGTAGACTCGGGGGAGCCACCACCAGTGATTTGTCCCCCAAGATTTTGATCTCTTCGTGAGTACTCCAGCCTCCCGTCCCAGATGCCCCCCAGGTATCCCATAATCCCCAGATCATACCTGTCCGGACTGACTGCGTCCCGGACGGCACGCGAAAATAGAAATGGAGACCACCACCGCCGGTCCGAACACTCCACGATGGAGAACTCAACCACTGGTGAAACGCGCACATTTTCTGCCATGTAGCTATCGCCCTCTCGCCATCGCAGTCGACCACGATGATCTTGATCGGTGTCGGAGACAGGACTCCGGTGACAAGTTGTATGTTTGGTGCAAACCACTGGTCGTACACCCACTCTGGCACTGCCTCGAGATTGTAGGCACCGCGGTAAGCTGAGAGCTGGGGTGCTTTGGCGTCACCGCGTGACGGCAGCGGACAAAGCCCCAACTCTCTGTACCTGGCCACCCACCGCTTTGTGGAGTCGGCGTCATCCATTCGATCAATACCGACCCTTGGGCCTTGCGGACGCGGCGACCGCAACAGCAGTCTCCATGTCAGACTTCACCTGGGGATGACCAAGGAAAGTAGTGAGCGCTGCGACCATCGGCGGCCATTGGTCGCCCTCGCGAGTGCTCAGCCAGTGAAGGTAGGTCAGACCAACCTGCAGGCCGTTCTCCTCGACTGAGGCAATCTCATTCAGAGACAATCCCTTGTATTTGCCGAAGTTAAGCTTGAAGCCCTTCCGGTAATCGAACAACTCCTCGGGTGTCATGTTCGAGGTGTCAACCGGGGGCTTTGGCTCCCGGACTGGCCGGCTCTGTGCAGCCGCCTTGTTTCCGTAGGTCGTAGCCGAAGGAGCACTGTCGTAATAGCTCACTCTTACATCTCCATCTCAATGAAAACTGGTTGAACCTGAAACTCTGCTAGTGTGTCAAACGGAAGGTCGCTGGGGCGGCATGCCAAGACTGACAAATCCCGTGCATCCCGTCCCCAGTAAGTCAGAAAGGGCTGGTAGCTGCTTCCTCGGTTGCCATGTTGCTGCGGGCGTGCGAGATCTGCTCATCCAGGAACTTCTGGATATTGCCAAGCCACACACTGTCTGCAAGGCCGTGCAGGCGGTCTGGGACCTCGCCGGTGACTCCCGCGCAGTTCTTGCACTGCGGGGCGACCTCCTGGAACAACTCCTTGACCTGGTCGGCGGTTGAATCCGCGCCGGTCTGATACTTGATCAGCGCCTCCATTGAGGTCACGATCTTCTTGCGAACGTCAGCCAGATTGACCCCGGTGGTGGAAGGGGCGGTCGGCTGTGGGGTCGGCTTGTCGGAGTGCTCGGAGACGGCGGAAGCTAGATGGTCAAACTCGCCGTTGTACTTCGGCGACTTGATCAAGTGACACACTACACTCAGGCAGATGTCCTCGAGCTGAGCCGGGGTCCAGTCGGCCATCCCGCGGGGATACCCCTTGTCGATGGCTTCCTTGGTCATGCCCTGCACGAGCCGCTGGTCAAAGATGCCTTCCATCCGCTTGGCCCAATTGAAGACACTCCGGGCGTCGCGGGGCAGGTTAATCGGGCTGGCGGCTGGCTTGCCGCCGGGGCCCAGGGCTGCTGCGTGGGCCGCTTGGGCGGCTTTTGCCTGCTCTTCACCCTTTACCGGACCTGCCGGCTTGATGGTTCCTCCAGGAACCACTGGGTCGGGGGTTACGGGAACATCGCGTGGACGTGTCTCGAGTACATTGACGACATCGCTGACCTGCAGGGGTCTGGGCAAATTGCCCGCGGCGACGTGCTCTTTAATCGCGGTCTTTACTCGGGACTCTGGGCTGAAGTCGACGACTATTCCATGCTCGTTGACATCATGACGGATCGGGGTGACGATCCTGACGGGAGTCCGCTCGAGCGGCCTGTTGTCCAGGTTGAGCCAGAGAGGAGTGCCTTTCTTGTACAAATATCGCCCTATGCCCCACGAATCCTGAGCAGCTCTTCTGAGGGAGTTCGTGAATAAACTCTTGGCCGAATTGTCGTCGTCGCGGATCAGCTCACCGCCGGACTTCTTGACCATGTCCTCTTTGCCACCGCCGTCTTCCTTGGTCAGCCAGTGCCAGCCGTTTCCGAGGATCGCCGGCTGTTTGGCTTCTGGGCCAGGAACTAGGATGGACAAGGCACAGACCATAACCCCGCCGTCGCCAACCGAGTAGGTGGGATACCAGCCTGTCGGGCCGCACACCGTGTCGAGCCGATTCTCAATGGCACGCTTGTCCAAATATGTGAGCACGCTGGTTCCGCGGCCAGGAACTTCTGATAGCTCGTGGGGGTGGAACGGAGCCCACAGGGCGTTCCAAAACGCCAACTGCAAATCCGTCAGCTCAAGCACATAGCTCATGAAGGTTTCTCTCTCTTGGGTCTCTGGCGAACGACACATTAGAATCTTAGCAAACCAAAATGTGGCCGTTCTGTCGTGCTCTCGTCCCAAAGAATATCGGCAAACCAACCGTCCTATAACCTACGCCCGAAAAAGAATTTGGATGGTTGGTGGTACCGTTCACTCCGGATATATTCTGTCACAGGGTAGCAATCAGACGTTCACCATCACCGTCCGAAGGTTCCTTAGTCATTGAGCTGGGCAAATTGCCCAGGAGACCTCCGACATGCCTGATGAGCCAGAGATCCAGCCAACCGTGATCATGCGATTGACCTTCTTTGAGAATTTCGTACGGCGGTTCGAGGACCACCAGGTCTATCCGGTGATTGCGATGCGGCCAGCCGCCGAGATCGCGCTCACCTGGGTTGACTTCGTGGGCCGATACGCCGACGACCCGCAGTCAAAAATTGTGCGCCTGCCTCAAGACCAAGAGTGATGGTTTGCCATACTTTTATAGCAGACACAACTCGACGCAGTCCGGGTAAAGCCGGTGCAGACAGCAAACAGCATGCTTTGAGGGCAGCCCAGCACGGGATGCTGGGAGACTTGGTAAAACACAGGCCCCATCACATAACACCAACCCAGCCCCTTCGAGGGGCAAACCCCGGCAAGCCGAAGCACGACGCGACACGGCGGTCAGGGCGGAGAGGATGGGTTCAAGACCCGGTTGGCATGCACCTATCAGCATCTTTTGATGCGATGGGGGTAGGGGGGTTATTTCTACTATCCTTCCAAGGGAGCACCGCACCGCGGTTGCGACATTGAGAGACTTAGCATGCTCTATGTGATCACAGAGCTGACCTGCTCTGAACCAAGCGGCAAAGAGTTGTACACGATTTACAGTATCACGCCTAAACAGTTCTTGAAATGCCCGGAGGTTGAAGAAGAAGATGGAAATCAAGACCAATCAGCCGACCAACTACGAACGACTGCTGATCAAGAAAGAGATGGAACGACAGGAGTTGCAAGTTCGCAATCATCATTTGCAAGTTTGCAACCTGGCTTCCTTCCACCTCCGGCATCCCCATCCAACTGAAGCTGATCAGAGAGTCACTATCTATGTTTCAGCTCCCTGGAAAGCTGCAAACGATGAACCATACCTGCCGATCTGACGAAGTTCGCAAGCCTGCTGCGCCAGTGGTTAGCAACCCATTGCCAGGAACTAAAGGCCCCAAGAAGTAGACACTGGAACAAAGTGTGCTATAATTCTGATAGGAGGACATCTGAATGGCTTCACGTGCAGCAACTAACGCCAAAGCGAAGATGAAAGCCGCGGCCGGCGAAAGCAAGCTGCAGGGTGCCCTCAAGTCGGCGCTGTCGGATCGAGATAACTCGGTCGACATCGGCGGTTTTCTTGCGGATCTGATCGAGATCTGGGGCGGCCCCCGCCGCCTGGCAGAAGACATGCACCGGGAGTTCCAGGAAGCCGCTGTGGGCGGCATGACGCGGCAGCGCATCCTGGAGCAGATCGGTCGGTACATCACCTATGCCACGGATCGCCAAATCACCAAGACGGTCAAGCCATCGGAGATGAGCGACGCCGAACTTGAAGAGCTGGCGATGACCTACATGCAGAAGCTGAATGGTGGAGCGCCAGGCAATTTGCCCAGCGACCCTCTACCAGACCCCACTCGCAAGGATGCGACAGATGGCGGGCAGGAAGCACACCAGGCAGAAAGCCGCTGACAACCAGCCAATCGAACCGTTAGCCGACCCGACTCCCAAGCGGCGCTCAGGCAAGCGGTACATGACCGGCGGTCCGACTCCCATCTTGTCCCCCGAGATGTATGAGCGGATTGCGACACCGCCGGTTGAAGAGGAGGTTATCCCAGACATCGCGTCTGAGATGCCTCCTCCCCCTCCTCTGGACAATACTCGCCTGACAGACGCCCAGGCCGAGGAGTTCCGGTCAATCCTGTTCGAGGTCTACGCCAGACGCAATGAGGCGTTGAGGCTGTTCGACCCACTGGAGGAGCAGGAGCGCGGATTCGCGTCCCATGCGTCTGAGCGGATCGCCATCGGTGGAAACCGAGGGGGGAAGACCACGTTCACTGTGGTCGAGATCGCTCGCGCGGTCACGAACCAGGACCCCTACAACAAGTACCCCGCCGAGGGCGGTAAGTGCATCCTGGTAGGCCAGGACCTGACGCATTGCAGCAAGGTGTTCTACGCCAAGCTGTTCAAGCCGGGCGCGTTCAAGATCATCAGGGACCTCCAGACTGGCAAGTGGCGGACCTACAGACCAAATGATCCGTCCGACGCCTTGCGCATCAACGAAGTGCGCAAGGCCCCACCTCTGATACCATCCCGCTTCTACAACTACGACCAGATTAGCTGGGAAGACAAGAAAGCCGAGATTCCAAAGTCGATTCCACTGTCGACCGGCTGGACCCTCTACTTTTTCAGTGGCCTGGCTGCTCCGCCCCAAGGGTGGAATGTTGAGATTGTCGTGTTCGACGAGGAAATCACTCACGAGCAGTGGTATCCGGAGATGTCGGCCCGGTTGCTCGACGACACGAACATCGATCCGCTGACCGGTCGGCAGAAGGGTGGCAAGTTCCTTTGGTCAGCCACTCCACAGGCCGGCACACAGCAGCTCTACGATCTCAAGATCCGCGCGGACGACGACGCAGAGATTGGCAGAACGGACGACATCCAGCTCTTCCAGTTCGGCATGCTCGACAACCAGTTCGTCGGCGACAGGGCCAAGCAGCAATTCATCCAGAAGTTCGCACATCGAGAGGACGAGATAGCCGTCCGAGTCCACGGAGAGTTCGCCCTGCTGGGCACCCGGGTCTACCCCGAGTTCGCCCCGAAGGGCGTCCATGGCATCGAGCCGTTCCCGATCCCGCACGACTGGACCCGCTACACGATCACCGACCCTGGACGGAACGTGTGCGCCACGCTGTTCTTCGCCGTCCCGCCGAAAAACCACCCAATGAATGGACGCATCGTCATCTACGACGAGCTGTACATCCGCCGGTGCGACGCCAAGACCTTCGCGGAGCAGTTCGTGGCCAGGTGCCGCGGTGACGTGATCGAGGCTGGCATCATCGACCATCGCGCCGGCCAGATCCATGACATGGGATCAGGCGCCACAGTTGAAAATCAGTACACGCGAGAACTAAAGAAGTTGGGCTTCAGGTTCGCGCACGGGAGCTGTGCTTTTCGGTGGGGCTCTGACGATGTCAAGGCCGGAATCGAAGCAGTGCATAATGCATTGCACATCAATGCTGATGGTTTCAGCGAATTCGTGTTCATGAAGGACAAGCTCAAGAATCTCTGCGGGGAAATGATGAAGTATTGCTATCGTCGTTTGCCGTCAGGGGTTGTGACCGACGAGCCGATCAAGCAGAACGACCACGGGGTCGACGACCTGCGGTATGCGGCCCTCGCCAAGTTGGTTTGGAAGAAGCAGCGCAAAGCGAAACCACAGAAGGGGTACACGATTCTGGCTATGGAAGCCAAGAAAGAAAGAGCCCGCCAGAAGAATATCAGCAAGAATCCTTTCGGTGCATCGATTTTGGTTGGGTAAATATAGGTAGCCGGATGAGAGTGTTTTGACGTCAAGGGGATTCACATGTCGTCGATTGAGAAGCTGGTTGCTGTGATTCTCGTGGTTTGCTGCCTGGCCACTATGGCTTTTGTGGCGAATATCTCGTTGAACGCAGGACGCCAGCCAGAGTACCTGCCGGCGGCACAGCCCGTTCCCCGCGCCAACACCAAGTACGCCGTCACGTGCCCGAACTGCCGGTGTTTGTTCTACGTGTACGCACCGGGAACCGGTGCTACTGGCGATCTGAGGGTTGGTGAGATTGGAGAGGTGAAGAAATGAGCGAACTATCCGAGGAGCTGGATAGCACCGTTGTCGGCGTGCTCTTGGTTCTGGTCCTTGCCGCCATGGTCTACCTTGCCTCGCAGAGTTCGTCAATCCGTCGCACGGTGCCCTCGCCCGAGCCGTCCCCTGTGCCTGGACCGGACTGTCCTGGGCCAGTGTGTCCCAAGAGTGGCGTCCGTCACCCAGCGTTTCCTTGGTTTCACCCATTCAAACGAGGTATTTGATGTCAGTACCAGTGAAGTACGCTCCCCCGAAGCCGCCCCAGGTTGTCGTGTGGTTCCCCTCGCCGGGAATGACGCCGACCACTGCGATCGTGACCAGGACTGGTCGCGACGCCATCGACGTGGCCGTTGTTGTTCCTGACTCGCGGTCCGTTCTTCCCAAGGATGGGGTGAAGTACGTTGGAGATCCTCGGATCATCACAAATGGATATGACCCGGAGGTTGGGCTGTGGGACTACACTCAGGAATCGAAGCAACTAAGGGAGCTGGTTCAGGAATTTCTGACACCCAGCGAAAAGTAAAGCAGTGCTACACATGTGGATACAGCGAGGTTCCCTACATCCTGATTGCTGTGGACACTCGCTATCTGTGTCCCAACTGTCGGGCTGAAAATCTCTGGCTGGATTCACTGTTGGAAGGACCCGCACGCAATGAGCACATTTGTAAATTACTCAGATCAAGAGATTGACCCAGTTTTGCGTCAAGTTTGCTCGCTGTGGGTCCAGAAGATCAAGCTCGCCATGGACTTCAAACGAGACAAGTTCGGCAAGGATGCCGAGGCTTGTCTTGGGTTCTTTAACGGCCCGAAGGACTGGGAAGACATCCTTATGGGCCCCGGCGGCAACAACCGGGATGAGGTGTTCGACACTACGTTCCGCGTTTCCGTGAACAAAGCCTTTGAATTTGTGACCATCTTTGGGCCGGCGCTGTACTTCGACAATCCGGTCCGCACGGTCAAGCCGCGCATGCCTGTGATCGTTCCCGAGCAGTTCTTCGGGACCGACACCATGACCTACCAGGCACTCGTTCAGCAGGAGGGAATCCGAGTTCAGCAGGATGGCCTCCGGTCAGTGCTACTGGAAGCCTATCTCAACTGGACGCCATCAGAATTTCGGTTCAGCAAGGAAGCAAGGAAAGCAGTAGATGAAGCACTCATCAAAGGAAGAGGCTGCGCCTGGACCGAGCTTCACTCTCCGCCAGGATCAAACGTGTCCGTGGTGCGGACAGAGTGGGGGAGTGTGGATGACCTGCTATGCGACCCCGACGCTGCTACATTCGGTAGTGGCATGTGGATTGCTAAGAGATGTGTGTATCCTGTGTGGAAGTGGGAAGCCGACTTCGGGCTCCCTCCCGGCTCGCTGAAAGGCAACTGTGAGTCGCAGGCCAAGCAGGCAGACATCGAGATGGACTCTGACACCCGATACAACCGCAAACGGGGCTACACCAACGACCTACTGATCGCCTGGAAGATCTACTCCAAGATGGGCATCGGCGGCCGGCTGCAAGGGCTCAGGAAGGACTACCGCTGGCCCCTGGAGATCTTTGGGGACTACTGCTACTTGGTGATTGCGGACGGCACACCGTACCCGCTGAACCTGTCCCCAGAGGTCACGCAGGACCCAGCATTCCTTGAGGACCCTGAGTCAATACTCGAGAAGGTGAAGTGGCCGACCCCGTTCTGGGGAGCCGGCGAGTGGCCGATTACCGAGTTGGACTTCCACGAGCAGTTTGATGTGCCCTGGCCGCTGCCTCACCTGAAGGCTGGCATGGGCGAACTCAAGTTCCTGAACTGGGTCATGTCCTTTTTGATGGGCAAGATCCGCAACACCTCGCGGGACTTCATCGCCATCAAGAAAGAGGCTGGCGAGGAGATCAAGACGGCGATTCTCGAGGGCAAGGACCTCACCCTGCTTGAGATTGAGGCTGATTACAAGACCATTTCGGATCTTGTCCAGTTCCTGCAGCATCCGGAGGTGAACGGGGACATATGGAAGATGCTCGAGGCTGTCGAGAACAACTTCGACAAGCGGGTCGGGCTGATGGACCTGATGTACGGCGAGGGCGGCCAGACCCAGATCCGAAGCGCCGAAGAGGTCAAGCAACGCAACAGCAACATGAACGTCCGCCCGGACGACATGCGGAAGCAAGTTGAGGATTGGCAGGCCAGGATTGCTCTCAAGGAAGCCATCTGTGCCCGCTACCACATTCAGGGCAGCGATGTGCAGGGGCCCCTCGGGCAGATGGGATCTTGGGCCTGGGACAATTTCGTGACCACGAAGGACGTATACGAGGCTTGCCACCAACTCGAGTACCGCATCGAGGCCGGCTCAACTCAGCGCCCGAACAAGAACTGGGAACAGCAGACCATGAACACTGCGTTCCAGCAGCTTGCACCGGTTCTGCAGTCCTACGGCCAAACGTCGGGCGACATGGCCCCGCTGAACAACCTGGTGCAAGACGTGGCAAAGGCGCTGGACCTCGACCCTGCCAGGTATCAGATGCAGTCGTTCTCGCCGATGGGTGCCACCTCGCCGGCCGGAGCCGCCGACCAGGGCCACCAGTCTCCCACAACCACCAACATTCCAGCACCTGGATAAGTTTTGGCTATACTTTCATTAGGGAATCTGTTGCATATCCGCAGTATCAAGCCAAGGGTGACAGATGTCGAAAAGAACAGGCGCAGATCCAGAGCTGTTGAATGCTTACCGCGAGCTGAAGCGTCTAGGGCAGGAAGCCTTGGACTTTGCGCATGATTCACGGACGACTACGGGCCAGTTGGTGTTCTACGTCAAGTGCCGGCTCGAGGGGACATCCCATAAGTTGGCCGAGATGTTCGCGACCAGGAGTTTCCCGGGTCTCAAGGGCACCGACTCGATATTCACCGAAGGGTGGTTCAGCAGCGACAAGGACGCCAACCCTTATGAGCAGCCATGGTTGATCGCCCAGGCCGAGGCGGCTGGCGTATCGACGGCGGGAAAGAAGTACATGAAGGGCTTGGCCGATTACCCAGGAGACCCGACTGCGTGGGTGGGCAGTCAGGCTGATGTTCTGGCTGTCGCCAAGGCTAAGAACATGACCGTGCACGGCTACGTAGAGCACGAGGGCTACCGCCCCGACATGCCCAGCCCGGACGAGTTGGCCAGCCGGCCCTACAAGGTGGCCGACGACCTGATCGAGCACGAGGTCGACGATCTTCTGGGCGACACCCCGGTCAGCGACCAGGTGCGAAACGAAGTTGCCTCGCAGGTCCGCGATCTTCGCGAGGGAAAGTTCGACCCCAATCCGCTCTTGGTTGAAGACACAGATGTCCAGATCGGGGAGGACTACTGAGATGCCCGCACCGAATTACCGCGAGGCTCATCGGTGTATCTGCGAGCTTGAGGCGATCAAGCGAGAGAATCCAGGGTACACCGGCTGGACAGACCTGTACACCAAGCTCTCTGTGTTCGCTGGGCAATTTGCCCGGAGCAAAAGCACATCGAGTACGGCGCTGCGTCGCCGGATCGACAATCTGCTCCGCGGGGCGATCATCGACTTTCTGTCTGAGGACTGGATGCCATCATGTACTACGTGACGTTCCAAGACCTGATCGATCACGGGGTAGATTACATCGGCGGCAACCCGGCACAGCAGGTTCGCCGAGACGTGATCCGCGCCATCCTGGAAGCGTATCGCGAACTTATCAACGCCCACAACTGGAGCTATCTCTATACCCAGGGCCGGATCATCAGCAATCCGGCCTATGATGGGTCTGTGCAGTCTCCGCCAGCGACCATCCAGTACCAACAGAGCGCCGGCAGTTATCCGTACCAGGTGACCCTCACCGGCGGTACATGGCCGCCTTGGGCGGGCCAGGGCTACTTGCGGTGTTCAGTGCAGGGTTTATTTCCGGAGTACGAGCCGGTCGACTACGATGTCAACACATCAACGTCGTTCGTGGCCTATAAGGTTGCTGAACTGAAGTCTGCCACAGTGTTGACCTTGGACAACCAGCTCAACCCTGGCATCGACCTTCCCGCCGGCACGCAATTCACTCTGTACTGCGACTCCTATGTGCTCCCGATCGATTTCGTTGCGGCCGACCAGGCGATGTACGAGCAGATGTTTGGTGGAATGGAGTTTTCTCATCCACGCGACTGGCTGTACGAGAACAGGTACGTATTCGCGCAGGGCATCCCGTACAAGTACACGATCCGCGGCGACAAGAAGTGGCCTGGCCGGATGGTGATCTCCATCTACCCATGGCCCTACGAATACCGCACGATGGACTTTATCTACAAGCGCCGCCCTCGTGTCCTATCCAATCCCCTTTACACCACCGGAACAGTGTCTGGTACTTCGGTCGGCGCAGCCTACAATCAATCTGGAACCATGGATGCCTCTGGGCAGACGTTGACGGGGGTTGGGACCAACTGGACGCCGGAAATGGTGGGCAGCGTTATTCGGTTAACCCCGAGCACGACGGTGCAGCCAAGCTCTATGATCATGGGGACAAACCCAGCGACCTATGAGTCGGTTGTCACGGATTACATCAGCTCAACCTCGCTGGTCATGCAGGACCCGCTCGACCAGACCTACTCTGGTGTCCAGTACACGATGTCCGACCCTATCGAGATCGAACCTGGCGCAATGATGAATGCCATGTACCGGTGTGTCGAAAAGCACATCGGACAGGCAAGGACCCTGAAGGACAAGCCTTCCGCGCAGGCCCAGTATCTTGTGGAGTTGCGGGCTGCCAGGAGCGCCGACTCTCGAAGTTTCATGGGCCGAGCAGCTGGCTGTGGAGAGCCGATGCGTCGACGCCTTCGAGACTATCCCATTGATCTCACAACCACCATGTAGGGAGTAGTGATGATCAGCAAGACACGTGTTTGTTGGACGTTGGCCACGCTGGTGTTTCTGTTCCCGGCTTTGGTTGCCTACTCGGTGTTCTCGTTTGCCGGTGTTGTTGGGTACGGGTTCTGGGGCTGCTTGTCGCTGGCTACAGTGGCGGCCCTGATTGGCGAGGGGTGGGTGCAGATGCTGCTCTACCCGGGGGTTGATCCAGACGCTTGATCAAGGATGAAGACATGTTGGAAGCCATCGTTGTGGAGTTGATCGTCAAGGTGATCGTGATTGCGGTGGCAGCCATCGTGTGGTTTGTGTTCCGCAAACGCAGGCACAGCAGGCTATTACTGGAAGTGGCGTGAATCATGGCCCGAAGCAACAGGGACCCCAACAAGCCGGATGGACGCGTAAAGATCCAGGACTTCCTGGGCTACCAGCCCAACTTGGACCCTCATGACATGCCGCCCGGGGTCGCTACAGTTCAGACAAACGCATGCTCGATGCGGCCCGGAGAACTCCGGGTCCGCCTCGGCTTTGCTGTCGTTCAGTTCGATGATCCCAAATGATCTAAGATTTGCTATAATTCTTATAGATTGTTCCCAGGAAACTCACAACCAAGGACTCCACCGTGGCTTCATACATTCCCACACTTGCCCTGACCGGCTTCAACACAGCCGCTATCCACGTCGGTTCCGACACGTTCAAGCTCGCGCTGGGAACGGGCACCGTCCCGACCGCCAACCGCGACTCCGCTAACGAGTATTACGGAGGCTCGGATTTCACCGAGGCGACCGGCACCAATTACACGGCCGGCGGTAACACTGTGACTCTGTCTAGCGCCCAGTACACCACGGGCGGCGTGCACCAGTACGCGACCGCCGCCTCAGCACTATCTTCCTCCTGGGCGGCAGCGACGCTCACGAACGTGACCTACGCCTACCTCTACGATGCCACCGCGA